GAACTGATGTCTCATAAGCCCTCGGTTTGCATTCAAGCAAATGTCTGTGATGCGAAAAGGGGCGCCCTGGCACGCACAACCAGATCAGGGCGCCCCTCGATATTCCCCGCTCAACGGGGAAGCTCAGCTCTTAGAAGGGGATGTCATCATCCATGTCGCTGCGACCGCCGCCGCGGCTGGTGCCGTTGCCGCCGCGATCATCGCGACCACCACGGTCATCGCGGTTGTCACGGCTCGACGAACCACGGTTGTTGCCACCGCGATCATCACGGTCATCGCGACCGCCACGATCGTCACGATCACGGCTCGACGAGCGGCTGCCACGGTCGTCACGATCATCGCGACCACCGCGGTCATCACGACCGTTGCCGCTGCGCTCGTTGTCGTTCTTCTCCCAGATCTTCTGCACGGTGCCGTTGAAGGCGCCGACCTTGATCTCGGTCGAGAACTTCTCGACGTCCTGCTGGTCCTTCCACTTGCGGGTCTCGATCGAGCCTTCGAGGTAGACCTGATCGCCCTTGCGGAGATTGTCCTCGATGAACTTGAGGGTGCCCTTGCCCTTCTCGCCCCACACGTTGACGCGGTGCCACTCGGTCTTCTCTTCCCACTCGCCCGTCTGCTTGCTCTTCCAGCGCTCGCTGGTAGCAACCGACAGGTTCGCGACGTCGGCATTGCCGACAGCGCGGATCTCGGGATCCTTGCCGAGGCGGCCCATGATGATCGCTTTGTTAACTGACATGTCGTCTCCTTTTCTCCGTTTGCATTACCATCCCGTTTGCATTCATGCAAGCGGGAAATCAAAAATCTAGCTTGGTGAAGAGGCCGGTCTTCTCGTTGAAGCCGACGTCGACCGAGCCCGTGTTGCCGGCGATGCGCTTGAGGCGCACCTTCGGGATGAAGATGGTTCGTTCGTTCGGCGCCTCGTCCGGTCGGCAGGCATGCACGACCACGCCGAGGTCCGGCTTGTTCGCCCAGTGTGCCGAGTCCGAGATGTTGTAGAGCCCCGGGATCATCTTGCCCTCCAGCTTGGTCGGGTGCGCTACAACGCAGGTCGCGCAACCGAACCGGTTGCCGAACCGCTTCATCTTCTTGATCGCCTTGCCGACATACTCAGTCAGCGACATGGCGTTGGGCCGGTTGTGCTCCAGCTCGTTCCACGGGTCGATCATCAGCATCTTCACGCCGTAGCGGAAGACAGCTGCTGCAGCCCGGTCGAGCACGAAGTCCAGGTCGACCTCGATGTCGTCGTTATCGTCGTCGTAGTCGATGAAGTAGAAGTAGCGCTCGACGAATGCCTCGGCTCTCTTCCGGTCTTCAGGCGTCCACGCAGCGCGCTCCTTCTCCAGGAACGCGGTCATCAGCTCATAGGCCAGGAACGGCTTCACCGACTTCTCGCCTGAGAACATCGCGATCGGCCACTTGTGTCTCATCGCCAGCTTGACGGCGACCTGGTTCATGAAGGTCGACTTGCCGACGTTGGGGATGCCGGTGCAGACGATGAACTGTCCCTGGTAGAACTTCATCTTCTCGTCCAGCTCCTTCGAGATGCCAGCCTCGACCATCTCGGGGATCGCGATCTCCGGATAGTCTGACAGCTTGAAGAGGCCCTTGACGGGCCACTCCTTGGCATTCTCGATGACCTCGCGGACCTTCTCCGCACCCAGGTACTTCTTGACCTCGTTCAGATCCTTGCAGCGTCTCAGCTCGCCGGTCTTCTTGTCGGGAACCACCTCGTCTTCCGGATACTGGATCCAGAAGCATTTCGCGGGGCCGATGCGTCTGACCAACTCCTTCGCCAGCCGGCGACCGGGCTCGTCGCCATCAGTCGCGATGATGTGGTACTTCACCGCCATGATCGGCTGCAGGAGCCGAACCATGAACGAGAACTTGTCGTCGTCCTCGGGGTCGATGTCCTTGGCGTCATCCCGCACGGGGATGAGGTTGCCGTGCTTGTCGCGGGCAGGCGGCGCTCCATCCGGGACCGAGATGATCGTCTCATAGCCGGACTCCTTGCCGGCCTGGACGTCGAACTCGCCCTCGGTCCAGATCAGGGAATCCGTGCCGGCTTCCAGACGCGCCATCGTGTCCTCGTTGAAGAGGACGTCGGCGTTGTAGACCGTCTTCACGGCGCCCTTCTTCTGCATGAACCGGCGCTCGCCATCCTGCGCCCACCGGTACTTGGCGTTCACTTCAACGCCGTGCTCGAAGTAGGGGAAGCACAGGACGTTGCCGCGTTCATCCGGCAGAACGACGAGGTTGTCCTGCGAATCTCGCGAGAGACGCCCGCTGTACATCCCCATATCCGCCGACATTTCCACGCTGAGGCCGCGGTCCTCGATCCCCCTTGCGTGCTTCTCGCTTAGCATTCTCGTATTCACTCCAGGTGCAGTGGTGGCAGTTCCAGACGACACCTGAGGCGTCGATCTTGACGCTCAGGCATTTGAGTTTCTTGTGGGCGCCCTTCCGCTTGTGAGAGCAGTTCGGGCAGATCGCGTACGACGTGCCCATCTTGATGGACTTCAGCTTGATGCCGGCCTTGCTGAGGACTTTCTCAACGTCGACGCTGGCCATCAGATCGCCATCCCGGGGCGACCCGGCCTCGTGCGCTCCGGAGCACGCTCGGTTTCCCAGCGCTCCTGATTGACCCAGACGGCGCCGGCCGCGATGTACTTCTCGTTCTTCGCGTCCTCCTTGACCGCAGCATTCATGCGGTCGGCGTAGAAGCGGAGACCGGCCATCAGGTCGATGAACTCGACCTCATCGTCGTCGTGGACCTTGTCCAGCTTGGTCAGCGCAGCCTTTTTGCTGTCGCCTCGCTTCTTCGGGTAGAGATCCCAGAACTGCTTCCGGTAGTCCTCAGGCCACGGAGCGGTCTTCCGCTTCCGGTTAGCTTTGGGTTCTCTTGATGGGTTCAGTGTGGGTTCATCTGATAGGTTAGGCGGCACGTCTTGCCGCTGGTCACCGGCACCAGTTGCCTCACCCCCCGGCATCTCTTGCCGCTGGTCACCGGCATCCTGTGCCGCACCCTCCGGCATCTCTTGCCGCGGCACGTCTTGCCGCTGGTTGTCGTTGGCGGCCTTGCCCTTCGCGCGGGCCTTCGGCGGCACGACGTCGCCGGGGTCTTCCATGTTCAGGAAGATCAGGTCGGTGGTGTCGCGGCGCTTCTGGCGGCGGATCAGGCCCATCTCTTCCAGATCGGCCAGTGCGTATCGGACGGAGCGCGGGCACGCCTCGACCTCGTCGGCGATCCGCTGCTGCGATGGCCAGCATGCGCCATCAGCATCGTTGGCCCGGTTGGCGATCGACATCAGCACTGCCTTGCGGAGCGTGCTGCCAGTCTTGATCTTTCTCGCCCAGGCTTGTGCGTCGAAGCTCATCTCGTAGTTCCCTTGGATTTGACCCGCGTGGCGGGTTCGTGTATTTGCAGGAAAGCAAATGCAAATGCAAGCCACGAAATGTCGTGGCTGCACAACTCGAGTCACACCAAAAATGGGTTCCATCCTCGTGGCCGGTCTCGACCCGGCCTTCGCCAACTTCGGCATCGCCAGAATGCGTCTCGACCTCGACAGCCTGGAGCTGTCCTTGGAGGCCGTGCGGACGCTCGTGACGCGCCCCATCGACAAGAAGGCCCGCAAGGTCGTCCGGAAGAACAGCGACGATCTGCGCCGCGCCAAGGAGCTGCACGACGGCTTCCACGAGGCTATCGCCGGGTGCGTTGTCGCCTTCGGTGAAATCCCTACCGGAACGCAGGGGCAGCGCGCTGCACTGGGCTTCGGCGTCGCGCTGGGCGTCCTGGCTTCATGCCCGATCCCTATCATCCAGGTGATGCCGGCCGAGACCAAAGCCGCGATCGGGAACCCAAAGGCGGAGAAGCCCGAGATCATCGCCTGGGCCGGCGCCCGTTATCCACAGATCGACTGGCTCAGATATCACGAAGACGTGATCTACCGCGGCGAGAAGCGGCGGAGCGCCGGGGATTTGCACGAAGACAATGAGCATGTTGCGGACGCCACGGCGGTTTGCCACGCCGGAATCAAAACGGAGCAATTCAAGCAACTGATGGCGCTTTGGAAAGCTGCCGGGGTTCCGGTGTTTTAACGGAACCTCAACCTTCATCTGTTGTTTCGCTTGCTTCGCGCTATTTTCGGGTCTTCGAACAGACCCGGAACAAAAAATCGTTTGCAATCAAGCGAAACCAGCCTTACTGAGTCGCGTTAGCATCCGTGCAAACGGAGGAACGCGGAACAATGTTGACAAGTTGCATTTTGAGTTTGCTTAGAGCCCGTGCTGCCGCTGATGTTAGTCAGCGCTGACTTTTCATTGTTACCAGTTTGCACTGCGCATTTATGCTATTGGAGGACCGCCAAGTGTCTGAAGCGGTATTAGAAATGAAATCCCCGAAGAAGATTGTGATCGAGTGGATCGATCACATCCTCGACCGGAAGAAGTGGGATGGGACTCGGCTCGCGCGAGAAGCAAAGCTCGCACCGTCGACAATCCTACGCCTCATCAACGATCCGGAACATCCCTTTATCCCGACCCTCAAAACTCTGCAGAAGATTGCGGATGCCTCCGGGTATCCGATCCCACGCAAGGTGACTGAGGCTCTCGGCGCTCCGAAGATGGAGCCGCTGGCAGAGGGTGAAGTCGAAGAGAATGGTGACGGCAGTGCCCGGCGGGACCGTAACGGCCGTATGCGGGCCACGACGGTCGAGCTGAAGCACGTCTCGTCTCTACCTGCCTCGCTGCAGGCTGCGTCATCAGCACGACGCGAGGCGTTCGTGCCGGCGCCGCCCCAGCTGGCTGACGACGAGTCGGCGTTCGCATTCTACATGCCGGACGATACCTTCGAGCCGTGGCTCAAGTCGGGCACGCTCATGTTTGCGACCAAGCGTCGTGATCCTGTGCGGAACGACATGGTCGTCGTGACCGACAAGAACGACCGCACGCGGGTGCGACTGCTCTGCGGTATCGATGAAGGTGGTCTGCGGCTACTGAAGCAGATGGGCAGCCAGGAAGAAGAGCGGATCGAGTTCGACGACGTCAAGGATCTCGCGATACTCGTCGGCCTGTTCAAGGCCATATGATAGCGGCAGGGGCTCAGCCCCCGCCGTTCTCAACCTCGAACGTGTTCTCAACATCGCCGACCAGCTGCTCGATGCGCTGCACCGAAGCCGTCAACTCGTAGATGTCGAGATCTCGCCTCAGGTCCGTCAGTCGCTTGAGCCAGGCCTCGTCGGTGGCGACCTTCTGAACGTTCACGATGCTCTCCCATTTCTCCTGGTTGAGGGACAGCGTGACCTTCTCGATCTCGAAATCGAGGAAGTCGATGAACTCCCTGAGCGGGATTGCGACCTTATCCATCGCCGGCCTGATGATCAGCATCTGCTGACAGATCTCCTCCAACATCGGATGGAGACGGCTTTGGAATCGAGCGTTGATCGGCTGCGGTCGCACAGCCGGCTCTTCAGTCCTAGTTTGCCTTTTTGCCATTCGGCACGCCTTTCCTCAGGGCCCTCATTCGAACATGCTGTTCGACAGCCTTGAAGTCTTCCTTGGTCGCTCGCCATGGCTTCAGCCCGCGGTCGATCGCAGACAGAGCCAGGGCGGTCGCCTTGGTGGCACCGCGCTCCTCGTACTTGGAAACAGCTTGAGGGGTGAGGCCGAGCCAGTCGCCCAGCTCGGCATGAGTCAAGTCCCTGGAGATCCTCCAGGCACGAACCTCTTCACCCGTCAGGAATTTCGCCGACGCATTTCGGCTGCCTGGCATAACGTTCTTCTCTTGCACAAAAACAACTGCATTTGCGCAGTGACTGTGCCGGTTAGCGTAACCGGTACAGAAGAGAAGTCACATATGCTTGAGGTGCTAAACAGCAAGGGCATGGGTGACCCCTGCCATTTGCATTAAGCTTCACTTGCAGGAGCTGGTGTGATTCGGGCGGGATTGCCCAGTTGCCACTGATCGCGAACGACAAGCACGGCAGACGCTCGTGTGATCGGTTCGCTGACGGCCTGCCACTTCGGCGGCTTGCCCTGGCGCATGAACGCCACGACAATCACCATCGGCTCAGCCTTCGGTTGCTTCCTTTGCTTCATGTCTCCTCTTTTACACGGCCTCCACAAATTGCTCAATCGGGCCGTCCAGCTCGTCGAAGGCATTGACGATTGCACACCCCTGACTGCTGTCCACCCAGATCACCACGGTCACCACGACACCCTGGTCGTTGTCGTACCGCTCGATGCTGTCGACGAAGGCCTCGGTGCCAGGCGGCATCGTGTGCTCGACGTCTTCGTGGTCTGCCCCCTTCGCCTCGGTGAGGGTCTTGACCTTCTGGCCCGGCGTAAAGCCTCGCCATTCCTTCAGCCGCTCAGGCATCGACCTTGCCCTCCAGCTCATCGGAGAGTTTGTCAGCGTTCGCCATGATGTGCTCCAGGCTGATGCTGTAGTCGGCGACCACATCCCACCCGGAGTTGCCGTAGACGAACCAGACCGTTCCCATGCGACGGTCTCCCTCATGGAAGACCAGCAGGTCGCTATCGGTCGAGAACATCGCACCGACGATCGCCTCCGGATCGATGCTGCGTTTGAGGACGGTCGCCCCGCCATCGTACACGTCGATGGTGTAGCCAGCGGCGATGCCGTCCTCGATTATCTTCTGAGCAATTTGGCGCTCAGCATCTTGTACTTTCATGTTGCGGTTATCCTCTTGACGTATGCCATGTCGACCTCGCCGAAGCGGCGGGGCATCCTGGCGCGCACTTCTGCGCACCAGTCCTTCTTCTTGGGAATTTCCTTGACCTTGCGGACGGGAGCGCACTGCTCGCAGACCGCAACGTCGGATCTTCTGTGCCAGTGCCGGGTGAGGCCGAAGCAGAAGCAGCAGTTCTCCGCTGGTTCGGGAAAGCTGCTGCCGTCATGCACGATGGTGATCGGCATCAGGCCGCTTCCAACGCCTTGGCGAAGTTGTTCTTGCCGGCGCCGTGAACAGCGATGGTGATGTCGGCGTTTGCCTTGGTCCGGTTACCGCCGCACAGCATGCAGGCTGCGCACTGCACCGCCTTGCCCATCTCCGCAGAGGCGGGGCAGTGACCCTCGCCCGGGAGCTTCGGGTCTTCCTTGCCGCGGACACGGTAGGTTCGAAAGCCGAGAGCCTTGGCGAGCATGCGGTCGACCTCGCTGTCGCAGGAGGCCATGCAGAACTCCGCCAGCTCGGGGATCTCGCGCCACATGTGGGTGTAACCGGTGAGGTCAGCGACCTGGCTTAGCGCGGTCTTCCAGACCTTGACCGGCACAGCTCCGGGATCACCATAGGCGCCGACGCGGACGACCTTGCGGGCGAGAAGCTTGCGGGCCTTGGCGAGCGGCATCTCCGGATACTTGCCGCGGGAGTAGGCGTCCCAGACCACGCGAGGACCGCGCATCAGGGTGACGTAGCAGGACCGGCCGACATTGGTCAGTAGGCCCGTCTTATGGTCCCGGACGACCTTGCCGCGGTGACGGCAGTTGCCGCAGATCGAGAAGTCGGCACCGGTCTGCACCGCCTTCATCGGGTTGATCCCATCGGGAAGGATGTAGATCTGGACCATCGGTCCAGTCTTGGAATTGGAGCCACCGTCCTCGAGTCCGGTGGCGATGCATATAATGGGCTTGCCGTCGATCACGGACGGGCCTTTGTATAGAACGAAGCCGTTCACGGGTCTCTCCTTCATGCGATCAACATCAGTTCACGGGGTTTGGTCAGAGCAAGCTCCCGTTCGGCAGCCCGTAGCTGCCGGCAGAGGATTTCGATTTGCTTGGTCTTGCGGGCTTTGAAGTCCCGGATGGCGCCTGCCTCAGACTCCGAGTACTTCTTCTTGAATGCGGTGAGCAGCTGAAACTCACCGGTACACAGCCATGCGCCCTTGGGCGTCCGGCGCTCGATCTCCCACCACCACATCTCAAGACGAGGGTCGGTGACGCCGTACTCATCGCGATCGGCGTCGATGATGTAGGAGTAGCTCTTGGCGTCGCACCGCCAGAGGACGTCTTCCCCCTCTGGCGGCTTGCCTCGCGGATAGTGCAGCTTCACGCAACGCCGGGCAGTGCGAGCTGCCCCTTCTTGTTGTCGTTGGCTGCAACGGCCTTCTGGTTGTCGTTAGCCGGCGGCATCTTCACCTTCGGCAACGGCGGATAGAGATCGATCAACTCCTCCATGGCGCGGGTGGCCGCCACGTATTGCAGATTGAACTCCTGCTCCTTCTCCCAGGGCATGGTGGCGTACTTCGACGGGCAGGTGTTCAGCCGGTCGAGCCAGTAGACGCGCTTCCACTCGCGGCCCTTCGACCGGTGGATGGTGCAGAGGGTCAGGATACCCTTCACGTCATCTGCGAAGATGTTGTCGATGTAGGCGGTGACGGATGAGATCGAGTCCTGCTTCTCCTCACGGCACGCATCCATGATGACCTTCAGGGTCTCGAACTTGTCCTCGGCCTCCTGCACCTTCGACATCTTCTTCTTCGGCAGCCAGCGCTCCTTCTCCTTCTCCAGCCAGTCCTCCAGCTTCTCCTCCAGCTCTGGGATGGTGCTGATCGACTTCCAGCGGGTAGCCAGCTTCTTGAGGCCGTTGCCGATGTCCCGGCCTTCGATGCGGCAAGGGATCTTGTCGCGGATCATCGCGAATGCGGCAGTGACCAGCGGGCGGGTGTTGCGGCAAAGGATTGCCGCATCGCCGTTGAGCCGGCTACGATCCTGGATCAGGTTCTCGAACGTCTCGGTGCTGATCTTGCCGTCTGGAGCGGTTTCGTGCGCTTCGATGTGGCTGACCCACGTCTTGGCGAACTTCACCACGTTCTTCGGGCAACGGTACGTGACCGTCAGTGGCATCTCCTTGGCGCCGAACTCCGCCTTGATGATGTCTAGGCTATCGTTATCGGCCCCCGTGAAGCCGAAGATGGCCTGGTGGGGGTCGCCGACAGCGAACACGCGGCCGGTGTGGGGCTTCATCAGCGCTCGCACCAGCAGCCGGCGCACCGTGTTGGTGTCCTGCGCCTCGTCGATCCAGACGTTGTCGAACTGCCAGAACCTGATCTTGTAGAGTAGGGGCAGGTAGATCATGTCGTTGAAGTCGATGACCTCCGGGTTCTTGTTCGACTCCTTCAGCGTCTCGATCGCCAGGTCGATGATGTCCGACGCCTTCTTCTGCAGCGGCTCTTCATCGAAGATGTCGTAGTGCTCGGCGATGTCCTCCCAGATCGAGTGGTCCTCGATATGGCCCTGTCCCTCGATGCCGAGGCCGCTCTGCTTGGCGAGGCCGACTAGCTGGCAGACGACAGCGACATGCGGTACGAGCGACGGCTCGATCTTGCTGTCCTCCACCCACTGGGCGGTGATGCGGCCGACCTTCTCGTCGTCGACGCGAACCTTCGGGAACGTCTTGCGGTAGTTTCGCAGAGCGATGGCGTGACAGGTCGAGGACTCTGCCTTCTTCCAGTCGATGCCGAGCTTCTCCAGCTTGCCCTTCATTTCCTTGGCGATCTTGGCGCCAAAGGACAGGATGATGCTGCTGCCGAGCATCTTCTCGACGGTATGGACTATGGTCGTGGACTTGCCGGCGCCGGCCACCGCGATCACGAGCAGGGAGCTGGAGCCGTTCCAGGCCTCGTGCTGGACCGCCGCTTGCTGCGGGGAGGGGACGTACATTGGATCACCTTTCCGAATTGGGGTGGGTCAGAGGTAGCAGGCCATTTGCATTCAAGCAAACAGAAAATGCAAACTATGCGGCCTGGGATTGGGTAGCCTCGGTCCTGGCGAGGAGTTTCAGCGCCTCGACCACGCGCCTGGCGTTCGGCTCCTTGTAGACCTTGCAGACGTAGCGCTTGGCGTCGAAAATCAGCCAGCCTTCGCCGTGGAAGTTCTGGATCATGAACGTGGGCTCATTCTCAAGGAAGAACACGTTCTTGACCCGCTCGGTCAGGTGGCGGATCTGCAGACTCCCGTAGGCGTCGCCGACAACGAGCCCCTTGGCCTTCAGATTGTTGAGCGAGTGGACCTCGCCGTTGTTAACCCAGACGTAGTTTGTGGTGTCGAGCGTCAGCACCTTGGCGATCATGCGCTCTTGCAGGTCGGTCAACGTCTTCGGCATAAGAACCTCCTTCACTTCAGGTATGCTGGGCCGTACGGACCCATCTTGGCGAGACCGTTGCTGTCGTCGAAGATGTTGCCGCGAGCGTGCTTCGCCGGCCGCGCCCAGGTCTCAGCCTTGAGCACGTCGCCGGTCAGCTTGCAGATGAAGCAATGGACGCCGGTCTCTCGGACGATGCGCCAGCGCTTCTGCAGCTCCTGCATTTCGAACGGCGGTTTGGTGAGGCTCGGATAATTCGCCGTCATGTAGTCGTCGCTGATCTTTTTGACGCCAGCGAAGAAGCGATCAAGCGCCTCGCGAAATTCCTCGGGAGGACGTGTCGGTTCAGGCATCGGATGCCTCCTTGATGATCTCTTTGATTGAGGTGTTGGCGACGAACCCGAAGTAGTCCTCGTCGTTGTCGACCGGCTCGACGTAGACGCGCTTGTCGACGTCGGTATTATCGACCTCGCCTACGGTGTAGATGCCGTCAGGCGCATCTTCGTCGCCTTCGACACGGACCCGATCTCCCGGTGCCACCACCAACACCTTCACGGCGTCGGGCTCGGCGCAGGCTTTGTAGAGCCATGCATCCGAGAGCTGCTCCCCGTTGAGATACAAGCCATCCTCCGTGAGGGTGGCTGCGCCTTGGGAATGCTCCCCCACTGCGACACGCACGTCGGACAGTCGAACGATCGCGTCAGCGTCGTCGGACCCGGAGGTCAACAGTTCCTTGACCTTCTCGAAGTGCGTGTGGTCCGCTGCCAGGGTCCACGGACGGCCCCTGGCAATGAACGTGATGGAGGTGTCGGTGATGACACTCGGGATCATTGGATCGCTCCGTTCAGGCTGCTTCGTCGAGGACGTCAAGGTCTTGATCGACCTCCTCCTCGACGATCTGGTTGTTGTCGTTCAGCCCCAGCTCAACCCGTGCCGCAGCCGCCCGCTGCTGCAGGAGCTGCTGCTCTGCATGCAGGAGGTCGCAGTAGGTCTTGAGCTGAAGTTCGGTGGTGCGGGCGTCCGTACGGTTGCCATAGGAGTAGTACGGGTTGGGCTCGATGATGAGCTTCAACAGCGAGTACTTGGAGCACAGCTCGCGATAGCGGCGCTCCATCGCATGGATCGGACACTGGACTTCCGGCGTTTCAACGTGAACACCGAGCTGCGCCAAGGCGGAATGCGCCTTGTCGGTATCGGTCTCGACGTTAGACTGGGCCTTCAGCGTGTTGCCGAGAGTGGTCAGCTCGGCCTTGAACGACAGAAGGTCTTCCGGAGCGTTCGCGAACGTCGCCGATTGCATGCCAAAGATGCCACGCAAGGCGGTGTCCAGATCGTTGAAGCTTTTCTTGTGCAGACCGGTGAAGGTGCTGACGTCGATCTTCGCTTGCAGGTCGGTGATCAGGTCGTCGCCGAACAGCGTCCAGTTCTCGCCAAGGGCGGCGTGATCCTCGTTCTGCACCACGATCATCGTTCCGGCCTCGACCAGGCCCAGGTCGTAGCCGGCCGAGATGGCCTGCTTGAGCGAGCTGGACGAGACACCGCTGCGATCCTGAGAGACCCGGAAGAAGTCCGAGCCGCCACGCCGCCGGCTGCTGAACCGGTTGTCCTGGCGGATGATGTAGAGCCCGCCCTCGGCGAGATCGACATCCTCCTGACTCATCGCGATCCCGCCACCCTCCAGAACGAGAAGGGTTTTGCGACGGCGCACGGTCTTGCCCCGCTTGACGCGAGCCGAGGCCGGCACCTTGAAGGTATCGAGCTCAATGATCTCGGGATTGCCGAGATCGGCCAGAACCTGCTCGCGGAAGGCGCGCTTGCAGCGGACCCACAGCACCTTCTCGCCGATCAGCCCCGCCAGCTGGAAGCGGGAGAACGAGTAGCTGGGGTTGTGCTCGATGACGATCTTGGCATCGCGAACCGTGCGGCAACGCACGGCGCTATCCTCGAATTTGTCGAACTGCGACCAGCCATCGTCCAGCATCATGGTCTTGGCGTTGCGCTTCGGCACGTTGGTGCCGAGGTACAGGCCAGCCCACTTCACGACGTTGCGCAGGCTGTCGACGCGGCTGACGCCCAGGTTCTCGGTCGCATCCTCGAACAGCTCGACGGCTTCGAGCAGGTCTTGCGCCTGGTCGACGATGCCCTGGAGCTGGGTGATGAAGTTGCTCTCGTACTCCTGGACGAGGCGGGTCAGAGTCGCCTTGGTGTTATCGTCGTACGCCAACTCTTCGCGGGATAGCGTGACCTTCAGCGAGCCGATCGGCGCGTCGAACAGCACGTTGTCATTATAGTCGAGGAAGCCCGACGTTTTGATCTGGCGCAGATCGAACGGATACATCACGCAGCCCATGCGGACGCGCGGGCCAGAGAACGGGATTGTGTTCGGCTTGTAGCGGGTCCAGTTGTCGCCCTGGCTGAGGACGACCGGGTCCTTCCAGTTCAGCGACGGCGTGACCTTCGGCCGTGGCTCGAACGACCAGAGGATCTGGCGGGCACGGTCATGGAACTCGGCGATGTCCTCGCGGCGCACCGGGAAGGAAACCTCCAGGCCCGTATCCGCATCGGACGGCGCCTCGATCAGCAGGCGCATGGTCGGCGCACCGCTCTGCGAGAGCGACAAGACGTAGGTCCGCATCATGCCGCCGTGGTACGACGTCACGGTGTAGGAGCCCGAGCCATTGTCCGAGATCAGGTAGGCGTACGGACTCTTCGAACCCAAGCCCCAGCCACCAACCTGGTTGTTGCTATCCCGCTTCGTCGAAGCGTAGAGGCGGGCGTAGACGTTCTTCATGTCTTCCGGCGACATGCCGGGACCGAAGTCACGGAACGTGATCGTCGGATTGAGCGGGGTCGGCAGCGTGATCTGCGGGATCTTGTCCTCGGGGATGTTGTCCCCGTACTTGATCCGGGAGCCGTCCCACATGTTCGTGGTCAGCTCGCGCATCGGGTAGCCGATCTTGTCCTTCGCAAGACCGGAGATCTGGGCGTAGAACGCCACGGCGTTCGCTTCGAACGAAATGGCGACTTCATCCTGCACTCCCGAGGCGACGTCGACGTGCTCTTGCAATCCGAGTTTCATTGTTCCGTGTCCTTTCTGATGTCTGCGTTGATGGTCAGGCGACGGCGATTTCGTCGTCGCCCAGGAGATCGAGCAGCGTCCGCTCCGGTTCGTATGCCGGCGGCATGCGGTTGGTGAACTTGATGGCGTCATCCAGCTCATCGACGCCGACGTTCATGTCGTTGAGGTACTCGGCGACCTGGCGCGGATATTTCCACACCAGTTCCTCCAGATCGCGCAGCCGCAGCCGACGCAGGGTGCGGAGCTTGCTGATCCCCAGGCCGGAGGATGAAGAGCTGCTGCCCCACGACGAGCTGCTGTAGCTTCGACGTTGCGAGCGCTGCGGCACCTCTGAGACATTGCCCTTCGGATCGCGCTCGATGACGAACTTCGAGGCGTCGATCTTGACCATGAGGTCACGCAGCTCGAAGAGATGCTTGACGCACTGGGTCTCGTCGTCGTGATGCTCGTTCTCGTATCCGACCGAGATGTTCGAGCACTCCGGGACGATGCCCATGTAGATCTTGGTGTCGGTCAGGACGCCGGTCGGATCGGGCTTGAACCCCGGCAGCTGCTCGCAGACCGATTTGGCGAAGGCATCCGACGCTGTCCTGCCGCGCTGGTGGGTGATCACCGAGTCGAAACCGCGGCGATCGAACGCGACCGCAGCCTTGATGCCGTCCAGGAACTCCGGCGTCTCGTTGGCGATGCCTCCGGAGCCCTTGCACCCCACCTCCTCGCCGAAGTGGAAGACGTAGAGGCCTGGCACCTTCGCCTCGATCATCTTGATCATGATGAAGTTGCCGGCCGCGTCGTCAGCGCCGAGACAGTTCGACTTGGACTTCTTCGGCAGGTGGATCTTGGTGCCGGTCATCTCGATCTTCTGGAAGCCCTCGTCCCGGTGGACGCTGTCCGTGTGGGAGGACCAGAGGATCGTCGGCTTCTCTTCCCCGACGATGAGGAAGCGGTTGCCGAACTTGTCCGTGTTGACGCCGAGCGGGTTGAGGAAGCGCTCGATGTAGGCAGCCTCGGTCTTCGAGCCATAGGGACGGCGATGGCTAAGCATCGCCTTGATCATCTCAAGGTCGTTGGACATTTCAGTTCCTGTTGATTAGCGATTGTTGCTTTGGGCGTAGCGACGGGGGCGATCAGTGCGTCCCATCAGCTGGTCTTCGACCATGTCGTTCATCCAGCGCTGCATCTGCTCGTGCTGACGCGGATCGAGCTGTGCAGTCTGGATGTCGTCGACGATCACTTGTCGGGCGGTCAGGCCGGAGACGCCGAGATTGGCGACATGAGCAGCGTCAGCACCTGGAGCAGCAGGATCGACGCTGAAGAACACCCGATGATCATGGTCGTTCGGGTAGTCGCGGTACTGCATGGTGCGGAGCCAGGGGTTGCGGCCTTCGCGGTCTGCTGCCATCAGCTCCTTGCGCAGCATGTCCCTGATGGATGGGCCGTTGGCGTGGTCACCTTCGAGACGGAGGCGCATGATCTGATCCTGCTCGATCATGCGGATCTGCACGGGCGAAAGTGGGTTTCCCTGTTCGTCAAACCGCCATTCGACACTCTTGTGGATTCGGCGCTCACCCTTCTGAACCATCTCGTCTTTGGGATGGTTCTTGCCAGTGAATGTGCAGTGCTCGCCGTGAGTCTCGAAGTGCTCCTTGCACCAGTAGTAGCCGGCACCCATCAGCACCCGGTACTCGTTTGACCAGATCTGCTTGGTGGCGCGACAGGTGAAGGCGTAGCCGTCGATGGCGTCCTTGCACCACTCCTGCTCGATGCCGCGGACGAGCCGGAACTCCTTCGCAGGCCTGCCAGCACGCATCTTTGGGCACCACTGATACAGATCGGAGTGACCCACGCTGCTGCCGCAGATGATGTACTTGTGACCGACCGTATCCTTGAGCGGTCCATCGTACGTCTCGAAGTAATCACCCTTCAGGATGACACAGTCGATGTTGTCGAAGTACGGCATCACGTAGAACCCAGGCTTCTCCGGATGTTCGATCTTCAGAATCTTGGCGCCTGACGGAAACTTCCCGTCGTTGTAGGCGTCCGCGTAGCCCTCGGCTTTCATCGCCGCCTGCATGCGCTGGATGTCGCCGTAGCAGCGCCCGAAGAGCTTCTTCTCGGGCCAGCACAGGACGCGGGACTGGATGCGGCCCTCGGCGTTCTTCGTGTAGGCGACGGCGAGGTCGCCGGCCCCGTAGGGATCGGTCGGCCAGTAGGGGTCCATCGCACTGAAGTTGTGCTTGCCGTCCATGCAGGACGAGGGCCCGGTCTTGTAGATCTCGGAGATCTCCTCCGGCTTGAAGACGTAATGAATCTCACCAGCCGGATCGACCGCGGCGATCAGGCGACGACGATGGTCGTCATCCACCTCCGGGTAGAACTTGGTGAGGTATCGGCCGGGCGTCGTGATCGTCACGCGATCGATCGTCCCCAGCTCCTCGCTCTCGGTGTAGGCGATCTTGGAAGGGTCGCGTGCCGAGAGATGGGCGAAGTGATCCGTAATGGGCTGGAGGTCCCACGCCTCCGGCAGCGCCTTGAGTTGGCCGGATGCGAGACGCTCCTGCTGGCGACCGCGCCAGTCCGGAGCCTGTGCCATGCGCCGCGGCTGCACCTTGTAGCCGAGCTGGTCGGTCAGCTGCTTGGCAGCCTTTGCTGCGTCGCTGCCCTTCTCATAGGGATCGTGATCGGGAAGGGGCACGTCACGCATGCCACCGTTCCCGTCCGGCTCTAACCGGACGAGGTAGAACGACATTTCAGTCCTCCATTTGCTCTTAGTTGCATTCAAACAAACGTGCAGACGCACGTATCCCGTTGATTGCGCTGGGGTTCCTTTGAAATAGGAGGAAGTCCCAGCGGTCGTTGCTACACCGCGTTATTTGCATTCATGCGCATGAAAGCGCAAGCTAAATTTTCAAACGACCCCGCCCGGGTCTATCGTTTGGATGGCCTGTAGGGATGGTCTATCCCTCGCATTGTAGAATCGTTTTCGCATTTCCTGGCTCCGTCTCACTGTGAAGGGGGTATGAGAAGAACCCGGAGCAGCGGTCTGTCCCGAGAATTGAACATGCGGAACCTCCTGATGATTCCGCAGAGATTGAGGGTGAGCATTGTACGCACTCTTTTTGGTTTGACGCTCCGGTTTCGAGTCGTCTGTTGGTAGCCAAGTTCCCTGCCTATTGTGATGCTAGTCGTGGTGTTGACGTCGAGGCCAACCGGCACCCCGAACGTCGGCGGTTGAGGGGGACCTCATGAAGCATCCCCCGAAGCTCGATCACTCCTCCTCGGTGACGTAGTCGATGAGGAAAGACTCGAGCCCATCTGCGTGCGCCGCATCGCATACGGCGTCGATATTCTTGTAGGCGCCGTGCCAGCGTTTGCCTGGCCACTTGGCGCGAAGCGTGTTGCCGTTCAGCCTGGCGTAGAGCACAGGCTTGCCGGCTTGTTCGTCAGAAACCTCGGACATGATCGATCCCTTCGAACAGGCGGGTCTGCTCTCGGATGCGAGCGACCTCGATCTCGGCGTCCACGCGCTCGTCCTCAAGGATCGCCAGTGCGGCTTCCTTGCGACGGCGCATCAGTTCGGCCCATGATCCCCGATATGGAGTGATCGGCCCCTTTCTTGAGAGTCCCATGTCAGTAGTCCTTCCAGTCGATCGTGATGGTCCCATCTGGACCGGTTGCCAGCTCAGCCTCGAAAAACTCAACGGCCTTGCGAATTGCGGGCATGTACGGGCCAGACCCTCGCCTTGCGCGGAGGGCGGCCACATTCGTGAAGTAGGCTGATGTCCCAAGCTCGCAGTCGAGGCCGCGCATCGACAGGCCATCTTCCCTGGCGCGCTTCCGGATCGCGTCTGCGAGCGGCTCGCCGATGATGGCGAGTGGCTTGTCCCAAGGGTTGAACAACTCAATGCCGAGCGCCTGAGCACGCTGTTGGATTTCGAATCTGGTGCGGTGTGGAAGGACGCGACGGACAGCACTCGGACCTCTTGTCGGTGCAAGTCGCCGTAGCTCCTCATCTTCGCCATGCCTCCAGGGCAGACGCTGGAAGCCGAGCCCCGGCGTTTTGTCTCTCTTTGCCTGGACCGATTGTCTTGATCTGTACGGCGGCAGAAGCTGCAAGAGATCGGACGTCTTCAGGTGCCGATTGCGGCGCATGATATCGATCTCTGCCGTGGTGTATTGCTTGCCGCTAGTGACCCACGGATTCGGATCGTCAGTGGACCTCTCGGCAGACGAATTTCTCTCTGCAGTCCGGGCAGCTGATGACGTCGCCCGAGCAGTCTCCTTCTTCATCGAACTCAAAGTTGCATTCAGGACAGATGAAGTGGGTGCGTAGCCATCCAAGGCAGCGTTCGAGGTTCTCATTGTCATGGCTCATGCGCGGGCGAACCGCTTGTTGATGTCGACGAAACGCCGCTCTTGTCGGCGTTGCCGTCCTCGATCGGATTTCGAGAACGGCTCGTAGTGGCGCTTCCAGGTGTGACCTTCGAGAAGGAAGCGGAATGCAGCGCCGATCGAGCGCTGCGCTGGTGTCCCCTTGTCACAGGGATGACGACTCCTACGCTGCCGCCAGATCTCCCGCATGCTGCCCATCGTTCCAGCTCCGTTCGTGCCTGTAGTGTTGTGGTTTGCGCGCCTCGTACCAGAAGGCCACGCGCGGAGGCTCTTCGAAGACGGCGATGACAGTCGGAGCCCGACCCATGCGCTTCGTGTACCAGCTCGCGGATTTGCGCAGCGTCCGGCCGCTCTCGCGGGCGGTGTCGATCAGCAGCAGATTGAACTTGTCCGGGCACTGGGCGCCGAATGGGATGAACGGGATGCCGAGGATGTGCGAGGCGTAGACGCCAGCGATAGCGCCCGATCTGCCTGGGCCGGTGACGGCGCCGACGTGACTCAGGTCTCTGCCGAAGAGGATCTCTCTGATCCGATGAGCGAACTCGTTCTCGGTGATGATGCGGATGGTCATGCCACGGCCTTTCGTTTCACGGTGTCGATGATGCAGTCGTGTTCGATGGGGTTGTGATCGGCGAGGAACTGGAGCGCCTTCTGGTGATAGGCGCTGCCGGCACTGGCTTCCTTGGCGACAAGGCGCCACGCCTCGATGTCAGTGAGGAAGCGGTCGCTCTCGTCGAGCTTCTGCAGCTGCCAGGGACCGTTCTCGCTGCCGAAGCATTCGAAGATGCCCCAGCCCTGGTCGAAGGCGATTGCGTTGTCGAAGGTGGCTCTGTCCGGCATGTGATCCTCGCGGGAATGGGAGAGGGGTGCCCGTCCCCCGAAGGAGACGGGCGAGGCTGGATCAGCGGAGGTTCTTGTTCAGCGCCCAGTACGGATTGGTCCCGTCCATCGGCTTGACGAACAGGGTGGCGTAGGCGTGGTCGCGGGTCTTGACGACCTCGACATCGCGGACGCCGGCATACTGCTTGTGGAAGCGGACGACCTGACCGGGAGCGATCAGGCGACCGTTGACCCACTTCGCATCCGGATGAGGCGGAGCAGCCGGAGCCTGCTCGACGACAGGCGCTTCGGCCTGAAAGTCGGCATCGCCCTCGTCGTGCTCCTCCTCCTCGGTGTACTCGTCGTCCGTCAGCTCCTCGTTGAGACCGACGATGTCAGCAGCTGCGACGACCGGCGTCTCGACGACCTCCGGAACGCGCGGCGGGATCGTGATCGGGAAGATGCCGAACAGGTCACCGTGGTCGTAGACCCGCTTGGCCGAGGCCTCGCTGTCGTAGACGGTCTCGTCGGTCGTCAGGGTCCGCTCGTCGTCGATGAGCAGGCGGATGTACTTCACCTGCGGCTCGGTCGAGAGGTTCTCCAGCGACCAATCGCCGCTGATGTCGTCGCCTTCCAGGTCGAACTGGAGGACGATGTGCTCACCGCCGTCCTGCCCGGCGATCACCACCGGGTGGCTGCCATGCGGCAGCACGGCGATGATCGAAGCGTCATCCAGCTGCTGCTGGTAGTCGTTGTCCCGGAAGATCTCGAACGGCTTGTTGAAGTCGACCTTGCCGACCGGATACTTCGGCGGCTCGGGCGGCGTATCGGCAGCGGGCAGTGCCTCGGCGACGACCGGCTGCTCTTCGCCAGTGACGGCGGCGAGCACGGTCTCGGTCGAGACGTCGGCGGCGAATGCCTCGGTGTCAGCCGGGTAGGCGAGGGTGGAAGCCTGGTCGGCAGCCATGTGGTCGCGGCTGACGTAGCCGGACATGCCGATCACGTTCGACTCCGGGGTGAGCGTATGCTGCTCGTCGGAGATCGTGGCGATCGGTGCTTGTCCCATGGTCGGGTCCATTTGCAGTTCTCCTTTGGATTGCGGCCGACTGGTTGAGGTCACCCCGTCAGTGACGGCGGCCCGCGCTTGATTTGACGAGGTGTTTCGAACAGGTCCGTAGACCATCGTTTGCATTATGCGCAAGAGCAAATTTGCATTTGAGCAAACGATTTGATATAGAGGGGTCATGCAGAAACCTGATAGCGTGTACGGGCTGCCCTGGCCTTCATCGAAGCCGGAGCGAGCGATCTTTGCGGAACTGAAGCTCGCTTGTGTCTACGCAGCCGGCCCCGATGGCGGCCGACCGCTACGGATCGGCGCCTCGACGAACCTGCTGAAGCGGATCGAGTGCCTGCAGCCCGGGAGCTGGAAGGAACTCATGGTCCACCATGTGATCTGGACCGCGAACGATGTGCTCGCGAGCCGGATCGCAGCAGACACAGCTGCACTTCTCGACAAGTCCAACCGCCGGATGACCGGCGACTGGTTCGATGTGACGCCCGAGCTGGCCGCGCAGGCCATCCGGATCGTGGCGGAGAAGGCCGGCATCCCGACGCTGTCTCACGGTGAGGCACTGGAGCGGGTGAGAAACATCCGCCAGCACAGACTCGACAACGGCATCGTCACCAGGAAGCGCTAGGTCTCCAAGGCTGCCCCGAGAGCGCTGACGTACCGATAGAGGGTGTTGTAGGTGTCGCCATTAGGAGGCACCTCAGCTTCGTTCAGGCTGCCGTCGAGATACTCCGCGGATCGAACGAGGAAGACGGCCTCCTCTTCGATCCGTATCAGGTGACGGATACGGAATAGCGACTTGATGATGTCGATCACTTCAGATGCTCCTCAGCGCTTGACGTAGGGGTGGCTGCATTCGCTGCCATCCATGAAGCGGTAGTGGACGAGGCCGCCGCGAACAGCAGTTGCCTCAGCCGGAACGTTGAATGCCGAAACGTTGGCGACCCGCTCCAGATGGAGCGCTGCCATAGTGCGCCCGGTCTGCGCAGACTCCCGCTGGAGCATGGTTGCGTGCCAGCCGCGGGCCCAGCCGCTGGAATTGATTCGCTCGACCTCTGTCTGCGCCATGTTCTGCCTCAGTTTCCGGTTAGAAAATCCATGAGACGATCCTTCACATCGTGATCGTCGCATTGGATGTTGATCTCGCTGCCGCAGCACGAGACTGTCGCGGCCAGGAGATCGGGGTGCGGGAGATTGAAATCGTCGCGCCGTCGTATCCCCTGGCGTTCCTTGATGGCGTCGATCTGCTTTTGCGCCTTCTTTAGCGAGGCAGCTCGGCGGTCATCCATTGCCGCCTTGAAGAAGCGCGGCTTGCCGCTGTAGCTGACCCAGCACGGAGGATCGAGCGTGTAGGCCAGCTCCTTCACGTCTTGGGAATAAGGCACTTTTCGATCTCCTTGATGAAGTCGAGCAGGGCGCCGCAAGTGATGGCGTAGCCGCCCTCATAGGTGGCGGTTTCCCTGTAGAGCTTCTTCATCTGCTCCACGATCTTGCGAAGGTCTTTGGACGGGTCGTGTCCGCAGTCCTCGAACGCCACCTCACGGCAACGCCGCATCATGAACTCCAGCGCGCCTTCGCCGTCGTCCTTCCATCCCTGACCTCGGGCGCAGGCCAGGAGATTTGCTCCTGTGCGCTGCTCCCGGTCGATGCGCTGGACGGCATCTGCGGCTTGCTGAATGATCGGGTGCGTGGCGTAGAGCGAGCGGAGCGCTGTCACCAGTTCACCCGAAGACTGCAACCGAGGCATTTCGTGATGCCAGGTGAACCATTCCAGGCGCTCGCCGAGGTGATCGGCCAGCTTCTCGATCTCCTCTTCACTCAGGCCGGGGCATGGCATCTTCCGCCAAATCTCGTCCTTGTGACTGGGGCCGGCGATGAAATGGATCGTCGGATAGGTCACTTCTTGCGCCATGGTGCATCCACCTCCCAGTCGCCGGCCATGATCGACCCGTAAGGGATGATCTCGTCGACGACCTTGCCGATTCCGTACTTGTTGATCTGAGCCCGAACCGAAGCCGCGTTCTTGTAGGCCTGTGGCAACTCGGACAGGTCCGGCTTGCCGCAGTAGAAGCGAGCGTCGATGCCGATCGGCATCTCGGGCTGGTTCTCACGCAGGAACGCCTTGCGTCCCATGTTGCGGCCGGCGCCGTGGGGAGCGAAGCCGAGCGCATCCTTGTTGTTGGTGTGCTCCAGGATCAGGATCGGCTCCGCCATGTTCAGCGGCACCAGCGTGCGCCCGTCGTCGTCGGCCGAGAAGCCGGACCAGTTCGGGGTCGCGCCCT